TATCGTTATTTGATTATCAAGACAGGTAGTGCGACTTTCACAGTCTTGGCAAGCAACACACAATTTAAGGCTTAAACCATGCCATTACAAGCAACTTCTGGTGCGGCTAGTTACGATGCCTTTGGTGGTGGTGTTCCTGTTGTTCCTGTGTATATTGAAGAAGTGTTCTCTTGCTTTTTGTACAATGGAACTGGCAATACACAAACCATCACCAACGGAATTGATTTATCTACTAAAGGTGGATTGGTTTGGACTAAAAGTCGAAATGCCGCATATGACCATTGGCTTTTTGATACCGCAAGAGGCGTAGAGAAGAAACTTACGACAAACACAACAGACGCTCAAGGAGCAACGTCTGGAGCACTTGAGCAATTTAACGCAAATGGTTATAGGCTTGGATATACAGGCGGTGGTTATGCGGAACTAAATGAATCTGCAAAAACTTACACCTCATGGACATTCCGCAAGCAACCAAAGTTCTTTGATGTTGTTACATGGAGTGGAAATGGTAGTACTCAAACTATTAACCACAATCTTGGTTCAACGCCGGGCTGCGTAATTATTAAACAATTAAACGCAGTAAGTTTGGTTGGGTGGGTAACCTATCATAGGTCTGTAACAAACCCAAACGACAACTATCTTTTGCTCAATACTACTGACGCTCCAGCCTCGGCTCCAGCATGGATTTCCCCTAATTCAACATCATTTACAGTAGGAAATTATGACGATATAAATAAAAATGGCAACACATACGTAGCCTACCTATTTGCCCATGACGCAGGAGGCTTTGGCCTAACTGGTACGGACAATGTAATTTCGTGTGGGTCGTTTACTACTGATGGTGCTGGTGCGGCAACTGTTAACCTTGGATATGAGCCGCAGTGGTTAATGTTTAAGGCATCTAGTGGTTCTGGTAGTTGGTTCATGTATGACAATATGCGAGGCTTTGGTGTTACATCCGATTCAAACAATTACTTACTAGCAAATAGTAGTGGAGCAGAAAACAATGGCGGCAGTATTCCACTTGTTACATCAACAGGGTTTAGCGTAACTGCTGCTGCATCAACCACCTACATCTACATAGCCATTCGTAGAGGCCCAATGAAAGTGCCTACAAGTGGGACTAGTGTGTTTAATGCTATTTCTCGCTCTGGTACAGGTGCTACAGTTTCTGTAACAGGTACTGGATTTCCTCCTGATTTGCTAATTGCAAAAGTTACCAACTTCAATGGCGCACCAGCTTGGTTTGATAAATTGCGTGGCCCAAATAGAGCCTTAACTTCAAATACAGCAGATGTTGAAGAAACAACTACTACTGAAATTTCATCATTTGACCAAGATGGATTTTCTGCGGGGACAAGTTCAACTTTTTACACCAATGCTTCAGGCGGGTACACATACATTAATTGGCAACTAAAAAGAGCACCATCTTTTTTTGATGAGGTCTGTTACACAGGTACAGGAAGTGCAACAACCTTTTCCCATAATTTACAAGCAGTACCAGAACTGATGATTTGTAAGAAAAGGAATACTTCAGCTTCATGGACTGTTTATTCTGCGCCAACAGGTAACTCAGCTATTCTTCAATTAGACAGTACAGGGGCTGTGCAAACAAGTGTAACTAACTGGAACAATACAACGCCAACTTCATCTGTTTTTTCTGTTGGAACACAGGGAAGTGTAAATAGTTCAGGCGGCTCTTATGTTGCTTATTTGTTTGCAACTTGCGCTGGTGTTTCTAAAGTTGGTTCTTATACTGGCACAGGAACGCTGACAACTATTAACTGTGGCTTTACAGGCGGTGCAAGGTTTGTGCTTATTAAACGTACTGATGCCGTAGAAGCGTGGTATGTGTGGGATACCATAAGAGGTATGGTTGCCGCAACTGACCCATCTTTGCGGTTTAACAATGGTGGTTCTGAATCAAATGCCAACAGCGTTTACACCATTGCAACTGGCTTCCAGTTACTAGCTTCTCCTGCCGTTGACGTAAACACAAATGGTGGCTCATATATCTTCTTGGCTATCGCATAAGGAACATCATGCAAATCAGAACAAATAATGGACAAGTCATGTACGAATCAGAATTTCGTGCATACACAAAAGCCAATGGTGGCCCATCATGGGACATAACAACAACTGAAGTCTTAACAGCTTTGGGTGCTGATGTAGTCTTTGAAGGCGCACAAGCAACTGGCGGTACTGTTTACCAATACTCTCAAGCCTCTGGTGTTGAGCAAGTAGATGGTAAGTGGTACACCAAATATATCCTTGGCCCTGTGTTTACAGACACCACAGATGAGAATGGTAATGTCACAACTGCTGCGGCCAATGAGGCTGCATACAAGGCAGCCAAAGACATTGACCAGGCTAAATCTGTGCGCTCCACACGCGACACCAAGCTGGCCGAATGCGACTGGCGCGTGATCAAGGCTGCTGAGACTGCGACCACATTGGATGCAGCCTGGGCAACTTATCGCCAGGCACTGCGTGATGTCACTGCGCAGTCTGGATTCCCTTGGACCATCACATGGCCAGACGCGCCATAAGATGAATCATGGATGCCGATGTTGACAAAAGGCTTGCTGTGCATGAAGCCATCTGTGCTGAGCGGTATAACAGTATCGCCAACACTTTAAAAGATGGCGACAGGCGCATGACCAAGATTGAATACTTGCTTTATGCAGCAATCTTGGCCGTTTTACTTGGCCCAGGTGTGGCTGCCGAATTCATCAAAAAGATATTCGGATTATGAAAGACTGGGCCGTGGCAATCACTGCTGCGGCTCTTTTGGTCGTCACTATCATTTGGTGCTTTTTTGTCATCATTTCGTTTTGGCCATGATCTATGCTCTGGTCCTATTAGCAGCTGCCGAATATAGATGCACCAGGTGGACATGGACCGGTGATGTCTACAATCGGAAAGTTGTTTGTCTCAAGTGGGAGAAGAGGAAATGATTGATCCGATGACGGCCCTGGCGGGGATACAAAGCGCCATCAGCATGGTCAAAAAGGCCAGCAAGGTGGCCAATGATTTAGGCTCACTTGCCCCAATGATTGGCAAGATGTTTGACGCAAAGTCTGTGGCCACCAAGGCCATGCTTCAAGCAAAGCAGTCTGGCAAAGGCTCAAACATGGGAACGGCCTTGCAGATCGAGATGGCACTGGAACAAGCCAGAGCCTTTGAGGAAGAGCTAAAAATGCTTTTCATGCAGACTGGCAAGATCGATGTCTGGAACAAGATCAAAGCCAGACAAGCCGAGATGGACTTGGCAGATGCCAAAGAATTGAGCGCATTAAAGAAGGCAGAAAAAGAAGCCAAGGCCAAAGAGCAAGAAATGAATGAACTGGCCATGATTATTGGCGGTGTGGCTTTTGTCTTGTTTCTGGTATTTATTGGCATCAATGAATTGATGGACTTCTGTGCAACAACTCGCAGATGTGGCGGCAGATGAATGAGTATCAAAAGACCTTTGACCTATGCCTCAAGATATTCGTTTATGGATGCGTGGCGCTTTATTTCTTGGGTTTTATGAAGTTTCTGCCAGATGATTTATCTGACAAAATAGTCAATTTATTGCTTGGCAAAGTGGGACTAGGGAAATGAAATATCTATTACTGCTTTTACTGCTGACTGGCTGTGACGAAAAATATCGATACAAGTGCCAGAATCCTGACAATTTTCATGCGACAGAGTGTCAAAAGCCTAGATGTCTGTTTACCCAGACTTGCCCAGAGTATTTAGTCGCACCAATCTTGGAGAAAAAAGTTGACGAAGTTAAACCTAACAACTGAAGAAATTGAAGTCAGGGTTTGGAGTATTGTGGTGCTTGCTGTCACCCTGATTCTTTTCTTTATCGTGATTGCGCTTTTGTATTCTGTGACCTTTGTGACACAGCCTATCAAAAGCATGGCCCCGATTGACCAGGCATATACCAAGATGCTGAACGATATCGTTCTATTGATTGTGGGCGGTATTGGCGGTGTGATTGGTAAACGGGCCATGACTTCTAAGCAGCAACCACAGCCACCCA